ATGCGGGCTTGCGCCTGGGTGAGGTCATGGCGCTCCAGAAAAAGGACCTTGCCGACGGCGAGATCAAAGTCTGTAAACAGGTGGTTTGGCACAACAACCACCCGGAAATTGAGGATTTAAAAACAGACAACGCCTATCGCACAGTGCCGATCCTCAAGCCCTTGCAGGACGCGCTCGGCACCCGCCTGGACGATCTGGCCGACGACGCCTTTCTGTTCGGCGGCGCGCGGCCTATGACAAAAAGCCGTTATCAAAACGCTTGGCTGCAATACTGCGCGGCCATCGGGCGCGTCCATGACAGCGGCAAGCGCTACAAAACCGGCAAGACCTCAAAGACCGGCGAGGTCTTGTATAAGACGGTCATGGAGCCGGATTTCACCGCCCATCAGTTGCGGCACGAGTTCGCCAGCACGTTGGTCCAGTGCGGCATCAGCCCCCAGGTCGCTAAAGAATTGATGGGCCACGCCGACATCCTCACAACGCAACGCTGGTACGCCGAGGCGAAAACAAGCGCCGTTGATGAGGCTGCCGACATACTCAACAACTATTTTACCAATCAATAATTGTAGTTAATAATTATAGCACAGAACTGGAAGAATGCAGAAAGCATCTGCAAAAGGAAGCGCTCAATAATAGTCGTAATATATTCGCATGGGCTGGTTGTTTGGCGCTTTGGTGTTGTTTTTTAAGAGTTCAAATCTCTCTTACTCCGCCAAATACCGCATATTTAACGCTATTGCGTTGAATATGCGGTATTCTTTTTATACTTTTATCACCCTTTGCACACTGCATATATCGCCACAAAACGCCAGCTACCGTGTGGGGTGTGTACAAGGGTGTGTACACTGGTGTGTACCTTACTGTGTACAAACCGCCGCACGCCACCAGCAACGCAGCATCGTATATTTTTTCGTTCTTGTCTGTTGTGCTGCACCCACCCCGCCATTTTCGTTACCTCACAAAAACGCTTCCGTTCCAACCTCTCTCCGCATTTTTCAAACACTTTCCCCGATAAACGTAAAAATTCATCAGGGAAGTGTTGTTATTCTTAACATTTTCTTCCTTTTCTGCCCGTGCCTTGCAATCCCGCGCCAAATCCGCTATACTCATTCTATACCATTTTATAAGTGAGGTGTCCGTTATGCGGTTATTTGATGTGCTCGGCCCGGTCATGACGGGGCCGTCCAGCAGCCACACGGCAGGTGCGGTGCGCATCGGCAGCACGG